CTGAGTCGTTAGGATTTAACCAACGAATAACTGGTGGCAAGCATGATGAAAGTCCGGCAGCAAGTAATGCCTTTGGCTCTGTCACACCAGCTGCTGCAAGTGTTAATACTGCTACTAAGAATGCTCTAGCCCATGAGCCTGCTGCTGTTTTAAGGTCTTTCATTATTTGCTCCTAGCATCGGGATGTCGAACCAGCGACCATTTTGATCGCCTTCTTTAGTAAATGAAATGTGGATGTGATGATGGTGCTGATTAATCCCATCGTAAGTACGCCAACGCCAAGCTCTTTTAGAGGAAGCGATCTTGCCTGCATAGATGATGTAAGAAATTCTCTTCTCACCTGCTTTGGCGCATAGGCGTATTTGGTCGGCAAGATAAGCACCTGTGCTGGGGCGTGTGTCGAAATCCTTATCCACATCAATAGCCCTGACGAAGCCGTTAATCGGATCGGGATTGTGGTCACTTGGACGACTGGCGTGAGCGGCATCGCCTATCCAGCCATCAGATTTACGATCGCGGTCAGGAAACGAATCATCAATCTGTTCACGAAGTTGTTGCCCTGCTTTGCAAAGTATTGGCTTCATTATCCGAGAATAGTTTTTAGTTCATCTTCAGTTAAACCAAGACGTTTAAGCAAAGCAGTTTTTTTAGTTGCCTTTGCAAGTTCGTCTGCTCTTTCATCAGCCTTTACTTGTTCAATTGCTTGATCAATTTCAAGTTGAGTAGGTGCATCGCCATTTAATACATCCCATTTAATAGTCGAGTAATCATCAGTAATAAATGAAAATTCGGCCTCTGGATGCAGTTTTTTAATTGCTTTGACTAAGTAACTCATTATGCACCTATTTCCATTAAAATAATTGTTGAAATTGCACTAGCTTGTTGAAAGGATAATGTTCCGCTGTTTGCTGTTGATGTGACGCATCCTTGAGTTTTATAAGTTGTCGCTGAAGTTGTGCTTGGGCTGTCTAAATAAGTTCCAGCAATGTTATCTGCAAACTGCATTGAAGTAGGTGAATTTATATTTGCGCCTGTTGTACCAAGATCGTTTGATGGAGTGTAAATTGCTGTTGCACCTCTTAATAATCTAGATTTCACTGCAATAGCCGTTGAAGATCTAGAAAACAATACGTTTTGAGCATATAATACTAAAATTTTACTACCTGTAGAGGATGGCGTAATTGTTGCAGATAAACCTGAGTCTGTAAATGTTGTGCTTGCAATAGTTGTTTCGGTCGTCGTTGTTCCTTGTACAACTTGCAAAACTTTAGGGCTATTTGCAACCCAAGCACTACCATTATATGACTCAATACTGTTTGTGTCTTTAAGGTAAGACATTTGCCCTTCTTCTGGTGAAGTAATAGCAGCACTACGGGCTGCCGCGGATGCAAAGACAAGAACGCCTTGCATGAGATATCCGTTTGTATCTGCTGCTGTTAGAACTTCACCTGTGGTAAAGGTCTTAAAGCCTAGTCCTGCTGACATTATTACTCCTTAGTAACTGAGAACGTTAGTGTCTAGAATACCGTATAATGCCGAATTCAGAATGAATCCATCAATAATTGGTTCTAGGGTGGTGAATTGGGTTTTCCAAGAATTAGGGGTGATGCTGTGGGCAACCCCAAATACCTGTAATGTCTTTGTGAGAGTCGATGACCCAGGCTGGGTTGTAGTGATAGTTACTGGATCAAAGAACTCTAGGTCAAGTGCAGCTGTAATTCCTGCATCATAGTTATTTGTGTAAAGGTCAAGGGTAATGGCATCGCATCGAGTAGAAGTTTCAGCTCTAGATGCAACGTAAGCCTGTGCATAATTGAGGGCATCAGCATCGGTCTGCATCAATAGGTTCTGCTGGTTATATGAGTGAACAAAGTATTTATCGATAGAAGCTTGATTGATTGCGTTCTGGGTTGTACCGCCTGTGCGAGTAATCTGAGCTGAGTTATAGATAAGAACATCGTTAAGCAGCCAGATAGCGTTGAAGTATCGTATGCCTGTGCCATTGTCATTAAAGACAACTGGCGTAGCATTAACACTACTGGTTGTAAAGGCTCTGTCCTGAAATACGAACTCGCCAGAGGCATTGACATACAAAGAGCCATACTCTGAGAGTTCGACTGTCTGCATGGCTTCTAGGGCTGTTCTAGGGCTACCAGGATCAGCGAGCAAGGTTGTCTGTCCACCATCGACATCACGCATTGATACAGGCCACCCAATTTGATTAAGAATCTTATTGATGCGAGTGCCTGATAATTGACCTGCGCCTGAATCGGTAACTGTAGAAACCTGAGCGTTCTGAGCTAGTCTGAAAGCATCGACCGCTGTGATAGTTGTGTAGACAATATCGCCTGTGAACTTTGGAGTAGTTGTCGAGTAGCCAGTAATGAATCCTGAAAAAATTGGATATGTGACTGTATTCCAAGTAGCAGTTATCTGTACCTTACGCATTGGATTAAGTGAGCCAAAATAAGGGCCAGATACATTCTGTGGATTAAAATCACCATTCTGATCCACAATACGTAGGGTTAATTGACCTGTCTGGAATTGGTCTGCCTGAGCATTGCGACCTCTACTGGTCTGAATTGAATCAACTTGATTAGATACATCAACAATAATGCCTGTGCTATCAGCTAGAACATTAACATCCAAAAGTCCTGTACCAAGAATCATTGCCTGAGCAAACGAAGGCCCAGTAGAAAAGTTGATTACAGCATTAACAACTGGTACTGCCACTATATTGCCCCAGCGTAAGTTGTTGAACTTCCGTATCTGTTGAGGTCTTGGATTGCTGATTGCACAACCGATGCCAGTTGTTGATCGCCGATTCCCTGAGCATTGATGTTGTAATTGATTGTGCTTACAAAACCTTCTTTAGCTCTAAAATCAGAAATTGAATATCCATTCATAAAGCTTTCTGCGACTGCACCAGGCATTCCACCTTGTACGGCATTAGGGTCATTAGTGTTAAATATAGAACTACCACCTGCGCCACCGCCACCGCTAATACCAAGAGATGCCATAAGTTTTGCTTGCTCTGCTGCAATCCTGTCAAGCAAGGCTCTAATTGATGCACGAAGAGCATCTGTAAATGCTTTCAAAGCATCTTCTGCTTCGTTGGCTTTTTTAATTTGTCCAGCAAGGGCTGCATTCTGATCATGGATAGCAATAAGTGAAAGCAAGCGCATCTTTGTTTCGCCATCAGTTGCCTGATTCATAGCAGCAAATAATCCAATGCGCTCGACATCAAACTTCTTTTCTAGTTCAAGAAGGGCTAATTGATCGCCTGTGAGAGTAAGTTTTCTAGCAGTATTGGCGTTATCGATTGTACTAAGAGTGTTTTTTGTCTTTGCAAGTTTAAGCGCATCGGCGTTGGCTTTGTCTATGGCTTTGCGTTGTCCAGGCGATTGCGCTGGTGTACCTGCCATTGAAGATTTGCGATTAGAACCTAATCTAGAAAGAAGTCCTAAACCTGATACTTGACCACCGGCTGAAATGATATCGCTAAGAAATCCTAGACCTGGAATAGATTTTAATTTGATTGCAAGGACTGTAATACCTGTAATCACATTGCCAATTTCTGTGGCAAATCCTTCCATAGCAGTTGTTGCTCCACCAATGCCTTGATCGCCTGCAATGAGTTGCATTGAATCAAGAAGGTCTTTTCCAATAATCTCTTTGGCATTATTAGATGCAATGGTTAATTTGTTGAGTGAGCCTTGATAGCCTTCAGAAGCAGATAGAGCCTGGCCTGCAAAGAGTTCTGTTAGGCGTGTCTGGATTTCTAGGAATGAACTAGTGGTTAGTTCTGCTTTAGATAGGCCAACACCTAAGCGACCAAGTGACGCATTATTGCCCAGATAAGCCTTCTGTAATCCCTGAGAAACAGTTGTAAGGTCTTTGCCTGTGCCTGCGCTTATATCTAAAGCAAGATTAAGAAGCTTCTGAGATTCGGTAATCGATCCAGTAGCTCGAAGCAAGCGATCCATTGCTGGACGAAGTTCATCATCAAGAACACCAGTCTGCTTTTCTAGTCTAGAAATGTATTGATTGACAGATTCCGAAGCGCCTAAGTAATCAAGATTGAGATTCTTTAAAGTCATGCCTAATGATCGAGCAGCGTTCTCATCAGCTGCGAAAGCCTTGACTGCTTGCTTGCTGTAATTGACTAGGGCAGTTGCTCCAAATGCAATACCGAAAGTTGCAGCAAATTTTCGAACGCTTTTAGTTAATTTGTTAAGGGCAGTTTCTGCTTGCTTAAAACCTTTGGCATCAAGCTTTGACCCAATAAAAATCTCTGGTAATGCCATTAGGCTGCCTTCCTAAATGTGGTTGTCTTACTTCTAGCCATGAAAGTTGTTGTTGCTTTGTCAATGGCTCGCATCGCTGCGCCTTCTGCTAATCCTCTGGACTCAGCCCAAGCGCGATAGATTAAACGGCCACGACCTTTAAGACTTGCCACAATCGGTGGCAAGTTATTGATGAACTGCTCGCCTGCTCGCGGATTAGAAGAGTGTGAGAAGCGATGGCCTTTAGCACCTTTAGGGCCGACCCAGGGCTGACCTTGTGGGTTCTTAACGCCTGCCTGCTCATAGATAGCACCAGCAGCAGTCTTATTGAAAACTTTAGCCATGCCAGAAAACCCATTGCGATTTATCTTGGTTGGACTAGTTGAGAAACCAATGCCGCGCTTGATAGTGCCGGAATCATATTTAGGAAACTCTGCACCAGTAGATTTGCTATTGCTCCAATTGCTCATTGGATCAGATTCGACATAACCCCTAGCTCTTCTTACAACTGGGGATAGGGCTGTGCGAAGTTCAGCTTTTAACTCTTTATCTAAATCAGGTGCAAAGTTACGCAATGCTTTTCGTAGATCAGAGTTACCTCTTAGTTCTACGGCTAGCATCTCTAATCTCCTTCGCTTCATCCTGTAAAACCTTGATTAGGTTTCTCAGCATTATTTCATCTAGCTCTAATAATTGTTGTGGCGCGATCCCGAGTCTGACACTTAATTTAGCAATCAGATAGGTGATCGAGTCGCGCCCTAAGCCAAAGGGTCATCATCTAATACCTCAACCGAAGTCAAGGTTTCAATGAATTGCTCTCCGAATGGCTTAACAGTTTCACCCGAACGGCGGATACATTCCCAGGCGAGCCAAAAGACCGAAGTCTGAGATTGATCCTCGATAAAGCTTTTGTGAAAGCCTTTCTTAGCCCAAATCTCAAATCCGTACTGCACCAATGGAGTGATTGGGTATTCGCCAACTGTTCCATCTGCCCTTGTTACTTTTAACTTTGCCATGCTATGCCCCTTTGTTTAGTTGTTTAGAAAGTACCTGTTGTGGCTACTGCAATAGTTGAGTTTGCAGTAAATGTGATTGATTGTGTACCAATATCGCCAACAGCACCATTGATGTCTGTTGTGTTATTGACTAGCAATGAAACTGTGTAAAGTGGGTTTGTATCTTC